TAATCCACCAGCCATAGCGCCCGAACCAGTTACTTGTAAAGAAGCAGCTGTGGAATCCTTACCGTTGATGTATACAGCAACAGGGTTATTGCTAACAGTTGCGCCAGCATTTGTGAAAACAGCAAGATAAGAAGTGGCAGCAGCAGGAGTTCCTGTTGCAGATACTCTTAACACTGCACCACCAGCAGCAGTCGCGCCTGAATTTGTAACCTCTAAACTTGCCTTTGTGCTTGCCTTAACTCCTGAACCGGTAATTAAGACATCAGATACTGTAGTAGAAGCGGAAGCAATGTTTAATGCTGTCGCGCCAACACCAACGGAGATAATATCAAGAGCAGTTCCCGTAGGAGCGGCAGTCCCGCCATCAGCCATAACCACTTCAATACCCTTCGTGGTATCGGTACAAGTTCCAGCAGTATTGGTTGATGTAATAGCAACCTTTAAGCCAGAACCAGCAGCAGTTAATGTTTGACCAGCTTCGTTAGCAATATTAGAACGGCTGATTAACAAAGCATCATAGTCAAGTGAAGCACTTGCCGTGGTAGATGTAACAGACGAAGTAATAGAGCATAAGTTGCCAGTTTTTGGAGTAGCTGAAATATTACCGCTCTCTGTATTAGTAATCTTTAACAATTCACCAGCGGCCAAAGTTTCGGCTGTACTTGCGATTTGTAAAGCATCACCAGTTGTAAGAGCAGTACAAGTAATGTCAACAGCATCTCCGGTTGTGCCACCGTGAGCAACTGTTAAACCAATCGTTCCGGCAACGGAAGTTGTAATAGTAGTAGCACCATCAGCAGCGACACTAAACTCATCAGCAGCGCCGTCATAACATTGAATATACTTTCCAGCAAAAGTAGCGGCAGTTGTATCCAAGTGAAGTAAAACGCCCGATGTAACAGCATCCGCATTTACATCAATAACATTTCCCGTAGTTTGCGCATCAGCAACGATTGTAAGTGTCGCAGAATCAGCAGTATTGGTCAGAGAAACAACGCCGTCAGTTACTATTAAATCCCCAGCTGTTAGAGTAAGAGCGGCGGTTCCAGTAGCAGACCCGGCGATTACTGTCGCACCAAGTTCACCAATTGTGAAAGCGGCAGCGCCAGCATCTTGACTCCAGCATCTAAGGAAAAATCCACCAGCTTGACTTGTTTCATCCAAAGATAAGTGAAGCAAGGCGCCCGTTGTTATTGATTCTGAACGGAATACAACCATACCCGCATCGCTTGCGTTTCCGTAAGTGGATTGCGTGTCGTTTGTAACTCTTAAACTGGAAGCGGCATTTGAGTTGTCCACAATATCAACTAATCCATCGGAAGATAATAATCCTCCGGCAGTAATAGTGATACCCAGACTTGCCGTCATCGCCGTAGCGACCGTAACCGCTCCACCGCCTGTGCCAATGTCAATCGCACCAGTTGAGGTCGCGCCGACTGAAATCGTGCCAGCGCCAGTTGCCTCTAATACAAGGCTTGCGGCCGCCGTAAAAGAATCACAACCAGTAATGGCCGTAAAAACAGCCGCACCAGCTTTTGATATTGACCAAGTATCAGATGTTCCTTTTATATCTGAACCACTGCCAGAGTTTGTAATCTGGATACAATCGCCTGATGACCCGCCCGAACCCGTAATGGTTAAACCATCATTGGTAGCGTGAGTCAAAGCAAGGGTTAAAGTAGTAGAGTTGATTGTGAGAGTTTTGTCGTTAGTATAGAGTTGCTCCCAAGTAGTCGCAACACCAGTGGCATCTGCCAAAGTAATCACAGTAGAACCATTATCCCAAACGAGATTAGTTCCGCTGCGATACAAAAGACATTCGCCTGAAGTAGTTGTTGGAGTAATCAAAGGAACTTCAAAACGGATACAACCGTTTGCTTCCCGAAGGTTAATGCCCGCCATTCCTGTATATTGCCGAGAATTAAAAGTCGGCATAGAAGTGTTATTAAATAAGCGTCTCATTCCGAAAATTCACTTAAATTGTCGGCGCACACTTATTTAATTTTTTGAAGAGAAGATTATCGTAAAATTTAATCCAAAATTTTCTATTAACATTTGCTTTAATATTGTGCTTTAAACATAAAGTAATTAAATTTTCTTCACGAATATCATCCCTAATATGATTTATGTGATGAACAGTTAAAAACTTGCCAATCTTTAATTTATGAGAAATATCTGTTTCAGAACATTCAGGAAATTGACAAATAAATCCATCCCTTTGCCTTATTTTTTCTTTTACTCTCTTAAAATCTGTTGGATATGGATTAAAGGAATATCCACCACACCAACAAGGATTTTTTTCACCCAACATTCTTTGTCTGTCTTTTTCTCTTAAAATCGGATTTGCCCAAGTTTTAATGTTCGTTTCTCGTATTTTCTTTTTTGTTTCGTCCGAATGTTTTTGTCTTTTTCTTAGTTTAGCAATTTCACTCATTATTTTTTTTGTTTCTTCGGAATGCTTTTTATTCTTAAAAGAAGACACCTTACCTTTATTTGCTAAACTATTCTTTTTTCTTATCTCCAAAGTTCGGATATATTTACCTCTTTGCATATATTTGTTGATTAAATATTTTTTCTTTTGGTGGGTAGTGTGGTGAATCAACCACCACACTACCTTTATAGCCGTCGCCACCAAATGGCTTATCTTGACTAATTAAGCATTTGCCCCCGTGCTGCCGAAGTTTATCCTCGGATCATTGTGACCATACGCGTAAGCGTGTAACACCTTGTACTGAATTTCATTTGTCTTGTAGACAATGTTTTGGTCTTCAAGTTTCGGAGCGAATGATTCAAAATATTGAAGCCCGTATTCCGGACCCATCATAGTTGAATCAACTGCGTGCCAATCAGTAGCAGCAGACAAATTTGTAGTTGAGGTAGCATCACCCGTTCCCAAAAGGAAAGGATTTTCAACCAATTCAAAGGCAGAAATTGCCGCACCGTCGTTGGAAAATTCACCTGGGATTTTGTTATTTTTCAAAGCCCCGAGAATTTCCTTTGCGCGGAAAGCGGCAGTTGTTCCTCTTTTAACCATAAGTCTATTTGGCATAACCGGAAAAACAATTCCTTTTGGATTCTTGACCAAAGACGCGATACGATACAACGCTTTAAGGCCTGGATAATCCAAGACCATATTTGCGGTTGTGCCGTCATTCACGATATTTGACCAAGCCGTACCCAAATTGTTACTCGCAATATAAAAATGCGGGATAGGACATTTCTGCCTATCTCTTATAATTTCTTATAAGGTCGGACTATCGCTTCACCCTCTTGCAGGGTGTCTTCTCACTTAGTCTCTGCTACTGTAAGTTTTTTAATCCAGTATTTTCTATTATGGTTTGTTTTAGAATGACATCTAAAACATAATGTTACTAGATTAAGAGAGTTAGAATTTTTTTTGTTATAATCTATATGATGGACTGATTTTCCTAATTTACCGCATAAACGACATCTGTATCCGTCTCTTTTTCGTATAGATTTTCTATATTCTCTTGAGAATTCCGGACTATAAGGTTCAAACTGAATACCACCTTTCCATAAAGTTGCTTTTTCACCTTTTTGTGCTTCTTCGCATCTTTTTCTATAATTATTATTTTGCCAACATTTTGTGATTGCTTCACTTATTTTCTGTTTTATTTCTGGATGTTGACTATAAAGATTATTTATAGATATGCGAAGTTTTTCCCTTGAATTTTTTGCCATTGGAATTCCTTTATTCCAAGCAATTTGTAATCCAATTTTCCCTTTATTCCAAGGAATCGCACCAGATTGGGAAGGCGGTTTTCTTTCTTGTAATTTGGCTATTTCACTTAATCTCTTACAAAACTTTTTGCTTCTTTTATGACCTCTCATTTTAAGTTTTGTTTCAAGAGTATGTTTTGAACCTTTTCTCATAATCTTACTTGTAGAGGGTTATCTTATAGTTATATTATAACATATATCTCCAAGCAATACAACTATGTCAGACTTTCCCCATTGATTAGAGAAGATTTAACCTGGTCAAATTGTCAAAGAACTTTTTTGCGAATTTATTCTTTATGCGTAGCAAGGTATAGAATATGATGGCAGTACTTGTTTACCATCTTCGCGAGTGTGAGATGCGGTGTAGAGGGCACAAGAATCGCCACCAGTTCCTGTAACTGTGTGAGCGCCTTGACCATCTGAATAAGTATGAGAAGTCAGCCAACCCGCGTCTAAATAACGGGCAAGACGATTTTCTCTTTGAGTATAAGCAGCATTTTTTAATGCGCTGACAATTCTTGTAACATCTCTTTTCTTGATACCATACATCCACATTTTCCACGAAAAAGAGAGTATCTTTGAGAAACACGCTTGTGTAAAAGTTTTATCAAACGTCTGCACAGGATTTTCTGCGATGATTGTGGCCTGTTCGGCGACCTCATCGGTTTCTCCGATACCGGAAATGCCTGAATCTTTAAGATAAAGGTCAGTTACTCCGGTTGTTACGTTATAGAATTTTCGGAAGTATTCTTCTTTTTCTTGCTCATCTTTGAGCCAGTATTTTTGAATACTTACGTCAACAGCATCTGCCGCTTGACCTATTGTAAGTGGAGCAGAAGACATATTTGTGTTGATAATTTAATTAGGTTGATGTTGGATGCAAGTGATGAACAAATCCCTGCATTTTCTTATCTGCGGCCGCACCTACGATACGAACTGGAGTAAAAACAGCAGTCGGACCAGTAACGGTCGTGTCTGAATTGTTTACTGTATCGTGATCAGTTAAAACCATTCCCTCGTATAGTTGAGTGGTAGCAGTATTGTTTGCTACGTCCACTTCCCAAAGCTGTCCGTCAATAAAAGGGATGACCTTAATCGTAGTGGCAGTTGTAGATATAGTTTCTGCAGCAACACCAAAGGCAGTGTGAATTGTTGAAGACGATGTTCCTCTTTGAAGAACATTTCCATTCATATCAAGAAAATCACCTTCTGCAATGGCTACGCCGGCAGTAACAGTAGCTTCCACGATATAATTTTCGGGAAAGCCACCTACAAGTCTAAAAGCCATATTTTTTTAGTTATTATTAAACTCCCATTTCTTCCAATTCTTCATCAGAAAAATCCTTAAAGACACTTCTATCTATTCCCGCATTTTTTCTGATAACATTTTTAGTTCCGCTCCCGCCACCGACAGTCTTAGATGCGACTTTTAATTTCTCTTTTGACGCAGCGACAGTAGCAGAATTTTTATTAGGAAGACCTGGACGAGATATTTGAGAATGGATTAAATCAAGAACTTTTCGCAGCTCTTTAGGATTTGAAGGCATTTTATAATACCTGTCAAAAGTTTCCTTTAACTCACCCCACTTAATATCTTTTGGATCGTTTTTGGGCAGATATTCAGGATGTTCTTCAAGCCAAGCGTTTTGCTCGGCATTGATTCTTTCCGAATAAGTAAGACTTTGAACCTCATCTTTTCTGACATAACCTTTTGCTTTCAAAACTTTTTCAATAAGTTCTACGTCAGCTGGGGCTACATCGTCAAGTTCAGGTTTTCCTTTCTCTACAAAAACAGGTTTTTCCGTCTCACCCTTAATACTTCTCCGCTCTCTCCTGAGTTCTTGTATCTCTTCGGCGAGACGCTCTTTTTGTGCCTTTAATCCATCTATGTCCCAAGTTTCCTTTTTGACTTCCTCCGACTCTTCGTTTTTTACCGAGGTCTCGTCCTCGTCTGAACCAGATTTAGTCTCAGGTTTTTCTTCGGTGGAAGATTCCGATGGAGTTTCCCTCTCCCCCTCGCCCTCTTCGGGTTCGGTTTTTTTTCCTTCCTCTTCGCCCACCAAAGGAATGAGTTCATCATTCTCTTCGGTTTGGGTTGATTCCTCATTATTTTCGTCCATATTTTCCTTCAGTTTTGCCTGACTTGAAGCGGTCAGAATGAACAAAAAAACTTCCAGAGGACTTGGAAGTTTTTTATGAGAACCTAAGACAATAATCCTGCGAGGGAAATTACTGCCTTAGAGTTCCCTAAAAAAACCTCTAAGTCCCCGCAGTTTTTATTGCTTTAATTGTTAATGTTCTTATACCTCTAACGCTGCCGCAATTTCAGATATTACTTCGTCTGAAACGTTTAATTTAAAGATGTTTTCTTCCATCTGTTCTTTTAGAAATTCAAGATGTTTAAACTTTGTATCAAGTTTAACCTCTATTTCATTATCGTTTTTATCGTCCTCAAACTTTGCCAAAGTCATACGATCTGGCATATAAGTCGTAAAAACAAGTCCTGTCTTTTTTAATATTTCCTTATTAGCTCTCTCGTTTAATTCGTTAAACGCCTTTTGTTCTTCGGCAACTCTTACTTTTTTATCTTCTGGCTTTTCGTCCTTTGGCTCCTCATATTGCGCCTTTAAAAGTTTACCTTCTTCGTTAATTTTATTTAAGATTTCCTGTGCTTCATCTAACTTCTTAATAAAGTCTCCATTTGCATCTTTAATGAGACCAGAAATGTTTGACCTTACTGTCATGGCTTTCCATTTATTTTCAACCGAGGTCATTGATTCATTGTAAAGTTTTTCACGAGGAATGCTGTTTAAGAGCATCATTATATTGTTTGCTGTCGTACTTTTTAATTTCATAATGGTAATTGTGTATTAGGATAAGTTAATAAGATGTTGTCTTTAATTTTATTACACCATCGCTCTAAATCCGCCATATCCGTGGCACGATGAAGAATTACATTTGAGCGATCTCTCCCCGTTCTTTCTCCGCCTGGTCGTCGGTCTAATTCTGTCGGCATATAGATTATCATCAAATAATCTCCGCTTGCGCCGTCAGTAACTTCTGCCTCAAAACTTTTACCGAGAATTTCATCAACCTTAGCTCTCCACTTCCCTGGCACAGGAAGGTTATCTACTTTTTCGGGAGGAAGGTCAACTATTTTTATGTTAGGTACAGTTGAAGTAACCGTCTCTTCTACTAATTTCTTTCTTTCGACTATTCCCATCACAATTTCAGTTAAAGTGTTGACCTTCTCGGTTAATTCTCTTACAATTTTTTCCATTTCTTTATTTGTCGGCATTTGTTCACCTCCTTTCAATTAAAGTTGGCTTATTCGGTCTGATTATTCCTCCTAGGGTTGTATTTTGTTTCAATGATCCCCTAAATACCTCTTGACTGACCGGTAAATTTACAATATGCGGCGCTCTGATTAAAACTACTTCGTCTTTTTTAACATTTCTGGACGCTTTCCATTTAAACTCTAAAATCGTTTCATATCTCGTAACTTTTGTAATTGTTTCGGGAATTAAATCATTGGCATTCTGTTCTGTTCCCATTAAGAGCATAAAATTTACAAGCTCCTCTCGCTCTATGTAAAACGATTGTTCCTTGCCTTTATCACCAATTACAAACTGAATCTTTTTACACTCCTTAACGTCTTCCGAGCCATTCCAGTTGACTATCATCTTTACTTTGTCGGAAAGTTTAAATTCCCTATATTCGCTTATCATAACTATCTTCCCAAATATGATTCAATTTCTCTTATAAACGCGCTCACTCCATCTATTTTTCCATCCCGCGCAAAAGAATTCTGTAAATACTCAAACTCCGTTCTTCCTGCCGGACGCTGTTCTGTCCAGTTCCAAATCATTTCTCTCGTTAATTCTTTCATAGCATCAAACGCTTCGCTTTCCGCTAATAACTTTAAAAGATTTTTATATCGTGAATCCATAAATTACTCAACTTTCATTGCCGCGGCTATTGCCCCTTCCTCAGTTTGCCCTGGCCTTATATTTCCTCTTGGCACAAGCGGTTCAAACTCTTCGGGACTCTCACCATCTGCGAGCACGCCCCCCATTTTAGGTATATTTACGCCTTGCGGCGATCCCTGCTGACCAGCCTTAACAAATAAAGGCGGCTCAATTTTAATGCCGAAATACTTTTCAATAATCTTCGGTTGGACTTCCGGCGGCAAACTTTCAAATTTAACTGACAATGACACGCTCTCTTCCTTCTCTGGAGCAGGTTTTGGCTCTTGCGACTGCTTGTATAAATCAGTTAAGAATTTCTCGTCAAACCAGTCTTTCACGTTTTCTTCATACACCTTGATAATCTGTTTGATAGACGGCAACAAAATAGGAATAAACTGCGGTTGCGCCACCATTTGATTTATAGCCGGCATTACCAAGTTAAACAAATCAAGTTTCATTCTCTTTGTAAGTTCCTTTGAGGGTGCTAAAACCGATTGCGGGGTTATTCGTATCATTCCCTCCCAATTAAGACGGTCAATACCCAGGTGTACTCCAAACCTATAAAACTTTGTTTCATCGCTTTCAATCAGCTCTCCGTTCTCGTCCGATTCAAGACCGTATCTTTGTTCTGGGTAGATGTTAGCGACAGTTTTTATCTGGGGCTGTTCTTCCATAATCGGCTCACCAGTTTCAGGATTTAAACCTGTTTGGACTTGCTCTACTTCACCAGTTTCCTCTTGGTTTAAAAGTCCGTTTCCCGTATGATTTTTGTTTTCCTCTAAATAAGCCTTAATTTCTTCTTCCTGAAGCCCTGCCTCCTTTAAAGATTCTATTAAATCATTTTCGTCGGTATATTCAAGAACCTCAGGAACGGAAAGTATCTGTTTTAACCAAGAAAGAGAAAGATACGCCTCAACCTGTAGGGCATCCAGTAAATAATCTAACGGGGTTCTCATCCGCTCAAGAGCCGCTTCTTTCGCTTGAATATCTTGACCGAGAGTTTTACCCGTAAATTGAGAATAAAGTTGCGGAGTTACGCCCGAATTTAAGTCTCTTTTCTGTTGTAAATATTCAAGACCCTTCCATGATTCCTGCCCTGGACCAGGAATATTTAAAAAATTAACTGTTTGCGGTTCTACAACCTGAATACCCTTTCCAGGCTCAACTACTAAATTGCCATTTTCACCGAGCAGGTCTGTTCCTTTATAAAAAAACATCTTATAAATTGACAGAACAAGCTGATCCATTGTCATATTAGCCAACTTATCATAAAGAACCGAGTCTTGTTTTATAATCTCGTATAAGCCTATTCCCCAGGGGGTTCTATCATCCCGAAGCGTCCACGGAGCAAACCAAAGCGACAGTTTCCCGTCATCGTTTAAAAGCGGAGATGAATATAACACAACTTTTGTTTCCGGAATCCATACAACATAAAGGTCTTTCAGCTGGTTCTCATAAAAACCGACTGTTACATTCTTTGTTCTTCCATTTTCATCTTTTGTTAATTCTTTTTTAACAACAAAATCTAAATTTTTATAATCCCTAAAGGTTTCTTTAAATTTATCCCAGGAAAAATCTTTCTCAAAATACCAATCGTCAATGCTGAAAATATCCCCAACCATTGCCTGCTCAGACAGCCAAACTTGATTAGGGTTAATACTTTCCCGACAAAGCCCGTTATATTTTACTATCCGTTTTTCAACATATTTATCCCTATCTGGCTCGTTGGGATAATATTCCACTCTTACCCGCTTATTTTGTTCTATAAGTTTAGGATAAGTTCTGCCTACACCCGTGCCATATTTTGCCTGATTAAATATAAAATGTTTTAATTGTTGTTTCGCTCCCGACAATTCCCATGAATTTTTCCAATTATTATAAGCAAGTAAAGTGTTAGACTCATACTTACTCGCCCTGGCGATAAAGACCGCTTCTGGATTTTGACCGACTAGGATTGATAAAGCAGTATTGACTTTAACATACAAATCAGGCGAGGCATTATTAGATTGCCAATTCTCTGAACCAATCTTCACTAATCGAGAACGCAACCCAAGCTCGTCGTTGCTCTCGAATCTCTTTCTATCGCTCTGGACTCCCAATTCGTGAGGTGTATATTCTTCGTCTGCTTCTTTCCAAATCTCCTCGATGGAACGACCCGCTCCTTTAAGTTTCTGCTTGCGATAATCTTTTAATTCTTCAATTCTTGTTGATAAGTATTCTTTAATTTCAAGTTCCTCACCAGTGGGCGAATATATCTTAGCGGGTTCTTCTTTTTCTTTTTTAAAGATTTTCTTATTATCCTTTATTTTTGGCATATCTAATGTCTATTAGAATAAAAATCGTTTAATCTTTTCGGATTTATGCTAAATTTCTTTTTAAATTCCTCAAACTTTAATTCCAGCGGTTCTTTTGGTTTGGGACTTTGAGATTCGTGGAGATACTGAAGAGCATAAGATACCGCGTCTGCGGAGTGGTCTTCCCCCGTTGAATCAAGATCCTCAGCTCTTGCGTCCGTCATTGCCTTATTCCGGTCGTAGTAAATCAATGTCGGTATTGTCCTTATGGCGTTTTCACAATTCTTAAAAAATACCATTTTGGGACATTTTTTCTCATCCAGTCGCAGATACTCGTGAAATAAGTTCCAACCCGCTATTCTGTCTTTAGGAGAGGGTTCGGCAAAAACTCCGTTTCTCTGATAAATCTCAGCGATACTCTCCCCAGCTCCCGTCTTAGAAAAACAAGAGGAATCCATTACCGTAAAAGCATACGACTCTCCCTTGCTCAACTCCGCTATCTTTTGAGCGTTTAAGTCCGCATCCACACCGGCTTGATAATATTCTCTATACCACCAAATCTTGCCGTCGTAATCAATCGCTCCCCAAAGACAGCAAGTCGGTGCCGCTCTGCCGTGGTCTATTGCTCTGATTCTCTTCCAAGTTTCCGGTATTTTAAATGGCTCGCAAGTATGATATTCTCTATTCCATTCCGTAAAGTATTGTCCTTCAAAAACATCCCAGTTTCCGTCTAAGTACGCTTTCCGTAAGTTCTCCGGCAAACCTTCAAGTTGTTTAACATACAACGAAGATAAGTGAGGATTATCTTTTGCAAATGCCTGTAAGAAATAAAATTTATCTCTTTCTGGTTCTCCTTCGTCAAATTGTTTTTGAACCCAAATCTTATGAACCCAGTCGTGGCCTATGCCGCCAGGATTTGTACCGGCAAGAAATTTTGTATTGTCTATCCCCGGCCACCGGATAATTGACCTAAACTGGTCAAAAACTATTTTTCTATTCTTAGTAAGCTCGTCAACCGCAACAGCCGCAAATTCAGATGAGGCATATTTAGAGGGATCGTCTAAGTTTCTTAATGCTATAACTCCGCCGCCAAACTCCGGTTTAAGAACGAAACTCATTCCTTCAATCGCACTCTCACCTAATTTTCCTAACCAAGAAGGAAACTCAACTGCTATTTTTGTAATTTGCCTGTCCTTTAAAGAGGGGTAATCTTCACAAAACATTCCAACCCTAACCCCGAGGTGTCCTTCCTTTGCCCATTTAAGAAGAAGTTTTATTAAAGCCCAGCGAAGAATATAGCTCTTCCCACCTCCTTTTGCGCCACCATAAAGACAATATTTGAATGTCTCAATCGCTTTTAAAAACTCTCTTTGTTTATCTGTTGGCTTTATTAATTCACTTAATTTTATAATTTCCTTAGACATCTATATTTACGGTCTTATCTTGAATTTCAACCACTTCTTTTACCTTACCTAATGCCCTATCGTGAATTTCTTTTAAAGCAGGAACATCTTGAGCCAGTCCTTTATTTATTAACGCTTGAGCTAATGGCTCGGCATTTTCAAGTATCTTTTTAACAAGTATCTTACGATATTCTTCTGCCTGAAGAGTGAGGTCATTCTTTCTTCCCTTGGGACGACCTCCCTTTTTACCGTTTATTCTTGCCGCGGTTGCGTTTCCCATATTGGATTAAAACCTAAAATACCTATTTTCTCATCTTACCGTCAGAAGATGGCCTAAAACCGTGTTCTATTGCTTGTAGCGTCCTTAAATACTTCTTCGGATTCTTTGATTTACCTACTACCTTACCCGTTGCCTTTTTAATAACTTTGTTTCCCTTTATAGCGTAAGGCATATTTACTCTTTATAAAATTTTAATAGCTCACTACAATTTAACTTTTTAAGACGTTCTTCTAAAACCTTTTGAGTTATATCCTTGTTGGCAAATGCTCTAAGTAGCTCGTTAATGCGTTGAGCTTTCTCGTAATTTAGCTTGGGAGTTGAAGTTGCTACGAGCATTTTTACAACAAAAATTTAAACTTTTCAATAAGTTTTTCCTTTTCAGGAAATTGTACATTTTCCCCGAAGATATTCTATTGTCTAATACTTTCCTTTCAAGGCCGAATAAAACACATTGTCTTACTCCGCCTCAACAGAGTTACCGCCTAATAGGGTCTTAAAAAGAAACTATTTAAGCCAAGCAAGGGCAGAACCAATAATCAGGTTAATTTGAAACTTTTAGTTCTTCTTTGATCCCGAGAATGTTTTAAGTTCTGCGAGTCAAAAGATGACTCTTAAACAAATCCTTTTCCGCCCGATGCTTAGCCCTTGTGGATAAAGTTCTTATTACTATACTTCCATTATACACTTTTAAAAACATTTGTCAACTTTTATGTTTTTTTCCGCAGAAACTACAACGAAATTTATCTAACCACCTTGAAACTTCTGTATAAACAGGATTTTTCTTATTGTATTTTGTGGTCTTTCCGCAAGGGCATTTGTAGTACGAATATCCGTCGCCGGACTCGGAGGGTTGTTTTTTACCGCAGTAAAGTTTATCTATCCTCATATTTCAAAATTTTTTTCTACTAAAATCTTAGAAATTTCTTCTCTCGGTCTACATACTACGCCACACTTATCACAAATAATTCCTACATACCTTTTCTTTTTATATTTTCCACATAAACACCTATATGGTTGTCTTCCCCAAATAAAAGGTAAAATTTCTATATTTTCTCCCCCAAGTTTGGCCAACACCTTGGCTTCAATTTGGCGGATACGGTCGCGAGTTACGCCGAATTCTTTACCAACTTCTTCTAAAGTATGGCATTCTTCATTCTTTCCTATTCCAAAACGCATCTCTAAAATTTTCTGTTCACGCGGAGAAAAGTTGCTTAATATTTTTTGTTGGTACTCTGGTAATTTCATATTCCCCTATAATAACATAAATTTTAGAGTTTGTCAACTTGACAGATTATTTCCTTTATGGTAAGATGTATTTGTAATATAAAAATATGCCTTATAAAAACAACGCAATCTTTATAAACCAGAAATCTCACGACTACCCAAGAGGTAAGGCAATTTGCGTTGTTTGCCTCGTAATTAGTTGTGAGGTTTTTGTTTTATAATTATAAAAATATGGCGCAACGCCGAATGTTTAGTAAAACAATTACTAATTCCAGTCAATTCTTAATGATGCCCCCGTCTGCTCAAAATCTTTATTTTCATTTTGGTATGAATGCCGATGATGACGGATTTTGCGAATACTTTGGCATTATGAGAATGACGGACTCAAAACCAGATGACCTAAGAGTTCTTGAAGCGCGACAATTTGTTAAGATTTTTGACGATAAAGTTTTAGTCATTCTTCAATGGAAAGACAATAACTACATTCAAGCAGATCGTTATACGCCCTCAAAATATCTTAAAATTTTTAAAAATGACCTAAAACTCTTGGCTAATATAAACGGAAAACCTTGTATACAAAATGTATCCAAAATGGATACTCAGGTTAGGTTAGGTAAGGTTAGGTTAGGTAATATATATATAGACCATTTTGAACGCTTTTGGAAAGCGTATCCGAAGAAGGTGGGACGAAAGCCAGCGCAGAAGAAATTCTCCACGCTGAAAGAAGAAGTAATGCCCAAAATTTTTGAAGAACTGGAAAAACAGAAACTATCTAAACAATGGCGCGAAGGATTTATACCGAACCCCCTTACTTGGCTTAATCAAGAAAGGTGGAACGATGAAACCCCACCCCTCACACGAGAACAAGAAGCCCGCGCCTTAGTTGAACAATGTCGCCCACAATTTGGGGATAACGCCGAAGAAGCCGCTATGTTTAAATTTAGCGCGAAATACGGAAATGAAGAAATGCTTAAATATAAAGGAATTTTTAAATTATAAAATATGCCAAGGATTTATAATTTACTTGACGACAAACAAAGAGGGGGCGGAGCAAGGGTTTATTCTGAAAAGAACGAAGCCGAATTTAAAAAAATGAACGACGCTGGATATGGAGTATATTTTTCCGTCAATGAGTTTTTAAAAGACCGAAAAACGGAAAATGTTGAAAAACTTTGTTTTGTCTATGCTGATTTTGACATCGCTAAAAAAGGAGATGGACAAACAAGGGAGCAGAAGCAGGAAAAAAAGGGGAAACTTTTTGAAGAAATCTTAAAATATTGCGAACCGACTTATATAATTGACACCTCTAACGGCTTACAGCCGCTTTGGGAACTTAAAGATAAGGCGGTAACGGAAGAAAATAAAAAATTATATATAAAAATTTTAAAGGGCATTGTTCTTTGGGGAAAAAACAATGGAAGCGCCGGAGATAATGTCTACGATATTTCAAGAATACTCCGCTTGCCTGGATATTATCATCAAAAAGAAGAACCGTATTTATGCGATTTTATACACAAGTCAAACAAAAAATATTCTTATGAAGAATTAAAAAAGTTTTTTCCTTTTGAAGAAAAAGAATATGTTGCCCCAAAAATCATCTCCGCCAATCTAAGTTTGATAGACAGAGAAATAGAAAATATTGATTTTAAAGAATTGATCATCAGGGCTTTTGGAAGCGCCGGACGACAAGCGAGCTTTGATAATCAAGACCGACTTGTTCTTGACGGAAGGCAGACGGGGACTTTTCAGGGAAGACGGGACGATAGACAATATCTCGCCTCTTCATCGCACGAACCGTTTAAAGGAAATAAAATAACCGCCGTAGCAGATATAATCGGGATAACGAACAAGGAAGCGAGAAGATGGATAATTGACGAATACGGGCTTGACTACTCCGTGCTTGCGGTTAAGCAAAAAGTAAATAAACAACTTGAAAAAATAGAAAAACCAATAAAAAAATGTGAAGAGAAACGATTTACTTGGGGAACCCGTTATCTTGATACTCACTTCGCAATAATAAAGCCGTCAAACTTTATCGTAGTCGGCGCAAAGAGGTCGGCGGGGAAAACAACTTACACTTTTGATATGGCGTGTAAAAACGCCCTGCTCGGACATAAGGTTTTATACATCTCGCTTGAAATGGACACAGAAGATATTTTAGATGACTTTGGTCGCAAGTATTCTGGTATAACCATTGAAGAAGAATTTGATAAAAAAATACCCGATATAAAAAAGGGAGCGTATGAAAAAAAGAAAAAAGAACTTAAAGAAATACCAAATCTATTTTTTGAAGGAATACGAAGAAGTGGAGATATTTCTTGGGAGACGATTGTCGCCGTGATAGACAAACACAAAGAGGTTGATATAGTTTTTCTTGATAATCTTGATTTAATCGCCGGACTGGAAAATGAAAATGAATTTACTCGGCAAAGAAGAATTGTCAAAAGCATAATGGCTTTTACTTCGGATCGGCAAATACCTTTTGTTTTAATTCATCATTACCGCAAAAGCAATGCCGGCAAAGATTACGGAATGGACGAATTAAGCGGGAGTGGAAAAATAGCCGACGGCGCGGACAGGGTGGTAAAAATATCAAGAAACCCCGATTTTCTCGCGCCTTATCCCGAAAACTGTTTATCTAAAATCTATTTACAAAAAGGAAGAGGATACCCAGAACACGCCGCGAATATTTATTTTATTAAAGGAACTTTTTTAGACAATCTTCCCGAAGGGATAGATGTTGAAGAAGTAGTAAAAATTTTTAATGGAAAGGAAATCTATGATTAAAAAAACATCTTTATTCGGATCTCCGCAGAACCATTGTAATCATTGCGACTATGAAGGAGAATTAAAGTATGGCGTTAGATTTTTCAAAACGGAAAAACTCACTAAACTTTCAGAGAATGATTGGACGATCCCGAAATATAATTTTCATTACGGAGTATGGTGCCCAAAATGTGAAAAATGGATAAAATGGGAAAAACAAACTGACGATATTTGTGAAAATACTTTTTGGAAATAAATATGGAACAAATCAAACCCGCGATCAAAAAATCTCTGCTCGGAAAATATGTAAAATGTAAGTGCGGCGGACAAGCGTATATCTCCTTGGAAAATTTCAGATATTTTACGAATTGCCTAAGTTGCGGAGAACATAAATTATTAAAAAACTTAAATAAATAACTTATGGGTTATCCGAACATAGATAAACTTTTAAAACTTTTAAAAAAATACTCTGTTTCGTGGGAGTTAAGTTGGAGACACGACACTAAATGCGAAGTGACTAAAAATCAGTTAAAAGAAATAAAAAGATTAGAAACTTATGTTAATCCAATACTTCATAAGGAATTTTTAAAAATAATAAATAAACTTTATAACTTGTGAAAATTAAATCTTGTGAAATTATTGTATGAGAAAAATTAAGAATGAAAGATTACAAGATTTTAGGTTGATACCAAACTCTTCGGGGATAATTCTTAATGGAATTTATGTTAAAAAAGATAACAGCGAAATTATAATAAGAAGTGCCTTCGGCGGAGAATGGCATTTCAGACCCCTGGGCGAAGAAGAAGAAGGTTTATAATAACCCCACCTTCCCCTATAAATCTTTCGCAGGTGAAGTTTAAATGGCATAGGTGGACTGGGCAATCAAACCGCCCAAAACCGCCTTAAATCGTATTTAAAAAATTGTTTTATACCGAATTTAATTCTTTTTGGCT